AAGGTATACGAAAAGTTAATAGTAGTGTTATTGTCGGTAATAATGTTGTACAGACTTCTAACTCTCAGATAGAAAACATTCATACTACTTTATCTGATTCGTTTATATTTGTCAACAACACAGTTGGTACAATCGCAAGATTATCAAATAGAATTGGTGGGCAAAACTTTACAGTAGCACCTAAAGTTAGAGTAGAGCATAGAAATGTTGCCGCCTTAGGTATAGGTGAAGCTTATCTTACTGTACAGTATGACAATGTTAATTTTGGTACAGGTGTTGGTAGTATAACTGCACTCGATACAAATGATAGATTAGAGCAAGCATCGTCAGGTGCAAAAGGTAATATCATGGCTATTGGACAAACATTCCAACATGCTAATACTACATTCGAAACAGTCCTTAGAGTTTGGCAAGATGAGTTACAAAGAAAACCAGCAGGTAAAATTTGGACTATAGGTACAACTGCAACAAAACACTTCACAGATGCAAGTAGAAGTAGTCTTGAAGGAACAGGTGCAATTAATATAGTAGCAATACAAGACGAAGGTGTGTTGGGCGAAAACGCTGTTATAGATGCCAATGTAGGTGCGAATGGTTCTATCAAAACTGCTAGAGTTATAGATTCTGGTTTCTCATATAAACCAAAAGAAATAATAACCTTTTCTTCTTCAGGTAGAACAAATGCCATTCAGGGAACAGGTAGAATTACCATAGATGGTATAGCAAATGCAGAAGGATATTATGCATCAACAAGAGGGCATGTATCTTCTGCTAGAGGGTTCATACAAGATAGTAGTTTCTATCAAGAGTTTTCTTATGAAGTAGAAGCCTCTATAGCATTGTCGAGATATAAAGATATTGCTTTAAGATTAATACACCCATCTGGACAAAAGTTTTTTGGTAAATTCAAAGTTTCTACAAATGCTATGAATCAATCTGTGTCTACAAGTCTAGTACGAAAAAGAAAAGTTGCGACAGGCACAATAGCTATCACTAATAATGCTAATACTATAACAGGAACTGGTACACAATTTACTACAGAATTTGCTAACGGACAATCAATAATAATAGGTCCAATTAGCAATGTCTTTTATCAAGCACGACTAAATATAGTCAACAGTGCAACTAGTGCCAATCTCGCTGTGAATTGGACACATGGTAATATAACAGGAGCGAATGCTCATTATTTTTCAGGAACGGTATCATAATGACTTCTTATGCTAGTAAAGAAATGAACATCATGGGTGCTAAAGCTTTCGTAGATTCTGTAAATGAGTCAGACGGAAGAAGCACAAAGAACTCAACTGTACTTTATGCTGTTCTAGGTAAAAGCACACATTGGCCCAACGAGCCAAATTCACCTACAGCTACAGAGACAATCAAAGATAAACATTATACTATCTGGAAAGATGCTATAGGAGCCAAGAAGATAAATCCAACCGATGTAAGTCATGTTATTCCTAGACACGATTGGGTTACAGGCACAGTTTATCCTATGTACAAACACACAAATATAAATTTGTACGAATCAGACTTTTACGTACTAACAGATCAGAACAACATATATAAATGTCTGTATAATAATAAAGGTGGACAATCAACTGTGAAGCCTGCTGGTTTTTCTACAACACCTTTTACTACATCAGATGGTTATACATGGAAGTATATGTATACTGTTAGTTTAGGATTGGCAAATAAATTTTTGACAGCATCACATGTACCAGTACAAACATTGACAGCTACTGACGGCTCTACTGAACAAACTAATCAACTTGCAGTTCAGAACGCATCAGTGAATGGTGCTATACAAATTATAGAAACAAATGATGTAGGTTCAGGTTATGGTATGCTGAACAGCACTCCTGTTATAGGTGCTACATCAACTACAATTCAGTTAGCACAAGGTAATCCTTCTTCAGTAGATAATCATTACAATGGTGATTCAGTCTACATACAATCAGGCACTGGACTAGGACAACTCAGAAGAATTGTAAACTATGATGGCTCAACTAGAACACTTACAACTAACACAGGTTTCTCAACAACACCAGATACAACTTCTACTGTGCTTATTTCACCAACAGTAAATATTATAGGTGATGGTGTAGGAGCGTTAGCTTATTCTTTAGTAAATACAAATGGTAATATTTCTAATGTAAATGTTATTGCAGTAGGTTCTAAATACACACACGCCACAGCACACATATCATCAAACACAATTCAAGGAACAGGTGCTACTGCAAATGTAATTATATCACCTATAGGCGGACATGGTAAAGATGCTATTAGAGAACTAGGTGGTAATAAAATTTGTTTGAATGCACAGTTCAAAGGTAGTCAAGGTGTATCAGCAACAGGTGCTGGATATATTCCTGCAAACACAGAATTTAGAACAGTAAGCATATTAAAAGATCCTATTCTAAAAGTCAACTCAAATAATGCTATTATGACAGAGGCTATAGCGAATACATCTAATAGTGCAGATACATTAAGATTAATGACAAGATTAAATATCTCTTATCAACAAGTCATAAATAATGTACCGCAGAATCAATTTCAAGTTGATGATGAGATAACAAATGAAAGAATGAGATTAAATGCTGAAAACGGTACAATTGGTTTTATAACAGAGTTAAACGCTTCTGCAAGAGCCAATCAATCTGTGGCACAAGCATCAAATGGTGCAAACGGAACAATAGTTTTTATTAAAGATGATGAAACAATTAGCGATACATCATTCTTTAATATCTATCTAAATAATGTAGATAGTTATGGTAATCATATCGCATTTACAAAGAACGACATTTTGTTAAAACGAGGAAGTCCTACAAAAGTTGCAACTGTATCAACAATATCAGGTCCAGAAGCAAATACATACTCAGGTGAGTTTATACATGTAGAGAACTTTCAGAAAGTTGACAGAGCAATAGATCAAACTGAAGACATAAAAGTTATACTAGATTTTTAAAGGTAAAGTAGATGGCAACCGAAACAAATTTAAACCAAAGTCCTTATTTCGATGATTTTGATGAAACAAAAAATTACAACAGAATTTTGTTTCGTCCAGGTTTTGCTGTACAAGCTAGAGAATTAACTCAGCTACAGACAATACTACAAAATCAAATAGAGAGATTTGGTAATGAAATATTAGTAGATGGTACAATTGTCACAGGTACTGCCTTAAAAATAGAAGATATAAACTTTGTGAAACTTAGAGACAAAGATGCTAACAACAGAGTTATATTACTAACAGATTTTTTCTCCGGTGGTGTTGTAGCAAATGCAACAATTAGCGGTACTACTTCAGGTATGACTGCACAGTTAATAGATGTTGCAGATGGTTCTGAGGCGGCTAGTCCAGATAACATGACACTCTTTGTCAAGTACACAAACTCAGGTACAAATAATACAACTAAAGCTTTTGCTGACAATGAAGTTCTTACAATAAGAACCAGAACAGGAGCAAGCTTTATAGTTGCCGCCAACACGATAACTTCTACCTCTACTGGACTAGGTACAAGAGCATCAGTAACAGATGGTATTATTTTTCACAAAGGGCATTTCGTAAAAGTTGGTTCTCAGAGTCATATCGTAGATAAGTATAGTACATCACCATCTAAGAAAGTTGGTTTTCAAACAATTGAAACTTTAGTTGATTCTAATATAGATAGCACCTTAACAGATAATGCATCAGGTTCTACTAACTTTGCCGCCCCTGGAGCAGATAGATTAAAATTATCACCAACACTTGCATCACGAGTCACAGGTACGGCGAATACAGAAACATTCTTTACTATTGCTGAATTGAAAGATGGTATTCTCATCAGAAATAATAAAGAGACAGTGTACTCAGATATTGGTAAACATGTTGCTATGAAGTTTCATGAGACACTAGGCAACTATGCTACAGAACCATTTACAATTCGTATTCGTGAACATCTAAAATCTAGTGAGAACTTAGGTAGATATAACACAGACGAAGGTGGTGATGCAAACAAACTTGTAGCTGAAGTTGACAAAGGTATTGGTTATGTAAACGGACAAAAAGTTCAACTGATAGCACCAACACCATTAGAAATAGACAAAGCGACAGACTTTACAACAAGAGATGCTAGAGTATTAACACAGACATTTGGTAATTACTTATTCGTAAATGAAGTTGCTGGTACTTGGGACTTTCAAGGACTTAGAGAAGTATCTTTACGTAATGCCGCCGGTACAGCAATATCTAGTAGAACTTTTGGTACTACAACAGCTCCAGGTGCTGAAATAGGTACTGCTAAAGTAAGAGGATTTTCATATCACTCAGGCACATCAGGAACTGCCGAAGGACAATTTAAATTATATCTATTTGATATAAGAATGAATACAGATAAAAACTTTGCAGATGTTCGTTCCGTATTTGAAGCAGAGGCAACACACAACTCATTGGCAGATGCTGTTCTTATAGGTGGTAATGCAGTTTTACAAGAACCAAGTAACAACTTATTAGTGTTACCATTCTCAGCACTAGGAACAAAAACATTAAAAGACTCGTCTAATAATATTGACACACAGTTTGTTTTTAGAACAGAAAAAACAGTTACATTTACACCTTCAGGTGCATCATTAAGTGCAACAGTTACAGCTAACTCAGCACATGCTGGTGGTGTAGAAACACTCAACGAAACTGGCAGTCCTTTATCTTCAGCTAATGAAAGAAAAGTTATTGTTGTATCAAAAGCGGAAGCTGTGACAGTTCCTAGAAGTGGGCATATTGCATCATTCGGAACTAAAACAATAACAGGTGCTGGTGGTAGTAAATTCAACGAAGACTATCAAGCAGGTGATATCATAAGAATAACCGATGCCGCCGGACCTTTTACTGGTAGTGCAACAACAGAAGATCA